AGAATTTCATAGTTGAGACAGCCGAGGAAAAGCAACTATTAGCATTTGCTAGGGATCAGGTAGATAAATACCTGGACGGCATGACAGGGAATACCCTATTTACAGGATCTACAGGGATAGGAAAGAGTCATTTAAGCGTAGCTATTGCTAAGGCTATAAACGAGGGCTACAAGGCCAAAGGAGAGCCTAAAAGCGTGTTATTTGTCAATCTAACAGAAATCCTTAGACGAGTTAGAGAGAGCTTTAATTCTACTAGCCAAGAGGGGCACTACTCAAGAATGCTGAAAGAGGTTGATTACCTAGTACTTGATGATTTAGGTATAAAATCGGACAACGCTAGTAGTAAAGGTAAATCAGTCTGGGAAGAAGAGTTTATTTTTGATATTCTCAGTAATCGAGACAAGACTATAATTACTACAAATCTAAGCAGTTCAGAGATCGCTAGCTTGTATAGTGATCGAGTGGCCAGCCGTGTTAGAACAGGCCTAGAGGGTAACTTTTTCAAGTCATTTACTATCAAGGATAAACGATACTCAATCAGTAGCTTAAAGGCTAAAGTACACTAAAAAGGGTAGTAAAAAGCATTGGAATAGTTGAAAATATCGCTAATATCAACGCTTTAGGCCAATGAGTACTACAACTTAATCTAAGTAGAAGAGGCTTGTAGCGCTCTAGGTTAATGAAAATCAAGAAAAAATGAAATGGAGGATCGTATGGATGATTTAGTTGAACTGTTGCGCCAAGGCTTTGTTTTATATCAGAAAAATGGTAAAATAGAGGTAGAGGCTTCCCCGACTTTTGGGAGTATAACTCTACATTTTCAAGATGGAAGATTTTCATACTTGCAACGATGTGAAACAAAGAAATAGAGTCTATCGGAACAACCGAGGGCGCTGATTAAGCTATTTAGCTTTTTCGGTGTCCTTTTTGTTTTGGTGTTAGGAGTGGATATGATACAAAAATCCTTATGGATTGATACGAGCAAAAAAAACAGTTTTAAAAATGGGATACCGTAGCATGACGATACTTGTAAACGATTGAAAGAATTAGAAAGAGGAAAGAGAATGAACAAGAAAACAATTATTACTAAGATGTTAGCATTGAAAGGTGCTATTTCAAACTTATATGGAAAAATCGAAGAAATACAGAATAATCAATTTTTAAGTGCAGAGGGGAAAGAAAATGAACTTGAAACCCTTAAATTCAAATACGAAGCTTGGTATGCTGGTTATTATGACGATCTGAAGAAAATTGCAGACAACCTACTGCCAGATAAAGAAGCTAAGAGAGCCGAAGCGGAAGTAAAAGCGTTGACTGATTCTGGTTACCAAGTAGCAGTGCAAAATGCCGTAAAACTTTTTGAAAGTGGCGCTTTGGCCGTATCCACTGGAAAAGCACTAATAGACCATTACAAAGACGATCGTACAACGTTAGAACTTTTCCGAAATGCTTTGGGAGGTATTTTTGGTAATGGCAACCCAAACAGTGCAGAGTTAGCGCAGTATATCCCAGCGGACAATAGCAATCGGACAAAAGACTTGTTGAATAAGTTTGCTAGAGCAGTCGATGAGCTGAATTATGAGAGATTGATGTCTGATCATGGATTTGTAATGCAGAGAGTTGAGGGAGCTATAACTTTCTTAGAATCTGATTACCTAGACGACAACATGGACGCAATACTTTAATCGAGTGTGCAGAGGGGAGCCATCCCCTTTTAGTATGTAACCCAATCGATTTGGGTTTTTTACATGATAATTTGTAGTAGGGTGCAATTTACAAAACAAATAAATACTACATATTTGACGGTTTAAATGTTAAAAAAGCTAGATATATCAAGGTTTTAAGTAAGTGGAGCGTTCTAAAAAAGGGTGAGGTAAGGGTGAGGTTGCATATATAAAAAGTATAAGGTTAGTATAAGGTTGCGTACTTAAAAATACTAAGGTTTTACCAAGGTACAGGGATTTTTTTCTAGTGATAGAACCCTAAGATTACCCTAAGTTATCGACACTTTTAGAACCATAGAATGGTAAGGTTTTGGTAAGGTATAGAAGTTTTTCAATGTAAAGGTTTTGTAAAGGTATCGAACTTTTCCAATGGTGAGGTTTTGGTGAGGTAGTGGCAAAAAATATGCCTGACAAATTGCAGGATTATGTGTGTTGAACTCCGAGCGAACTCCGAGAAAATAGCTCTTGAACAGAGAACGAACAGAAGATTATATAGCTTGAACCTCGAGCGAAGCCCGAGAAAGTGGGGTATATCCCCCTATCATTTATCAAGCAGATAAGAGCAATAATAACTCTCCTTAACTCCCTGAGAAATGACAAGCAGATAAGCGGAGTTTTTACCCCTCTTATTTTTGATTTACTCCTTGCAGAATGATAAGCAGATAAGGACGACAATAAGCCTGCTTAATTACTTACAAAACGATAGGGAGTTAAGACGAATTTAAAAGCTCCTTATTTTCGTTTTTCTCCTTGTCAAACGGTAAGGAGATAAGACAGGAAATAACATCGCTTATTTTGATTTTGCTTCCTGAAAAACTGTAAGGAGATAAGGAGACTTTTTAGATTCCTTAATTTGGATTTTCTCCCTACAAAATGATAAGGAAATAAGAGCGGTTTAAAAATCTGTTATTTTGGATTTGTTGCTTACAAAATGATAAGCAGATAAGCAAAGAAATAACTTGACTTAATTGCTTGCAGAATGATAAGCAGATAAGAGAGATAAAAACGTCTCTTAGTTGCTTATCAAATGGTACGTAGAATTGACTTGAACCTAGAGCGAAGCTAGAGAAAACGCAAAAAAAAGCCAGCACAAAGCTGACTCCTTTATGAATTATTCCTTAAAACTATTGTATCATAAAGGAGGCTAAGGTATGACACCAGAGCAGGTAAAAGAAAAACTAGAGGGCGTCAAGTGGATAAACAAGGAGATCAAAGGCTTATATTTGGAATTGGAAGCCTTGGAAGGTGGTATTATCCAAAAGCCAACACTAAGCCATAGCAGGGTGCAGACAAGCAGAGAGAACAAGACAGAGAACAATCTTATAAGTGTTCTGAAGCTAAAAGAGGACACTTTACAGAGAATTGAGCGACTTACTGAAGAGAGAATGGAAATATCTAGGCTGATCGATAAGCTGGCCAATCCGTTTGAGCGTTCTGTTCTAAGGCTTTTTTACTTGAATGATCTTGATGTTTGGGGAGTTGCTGAGGAAATAGGTAAATCTAAAGCTTCGATATATCGGGCAAAGAAGGCAGCTATAGAACATTTGGCAGGTATGGTAAATGGGGATTGATTTAACCTTGCCTGACCACAGAATTAGGAGTGTATGGGGAGCCCTAGGCTTCATATTTACCCCTATTTCGCTTTGTTTTGGACTGGACGACTAAAAACACCATGGATAAACTAAAAGCCCTTAGAAACGAATCTGGGGGGGTGTGAGATAAAAAAAGAAGCATGACTCTCCCACAGCTCTAAGGCTTTTTGGGCGGGAAAACCATGCTTCTTTCTTGACTTAATTATACATCTTCTTGATTTTAAAATCAAATAAAGGTGACCCACCGCCTCCACAGCAAGCTGCTTCATGGACGTTAGACCACCTTTACCTTAACTTAATTATAACTCAAAAAAATTTCTAGTACAAGTATAATCCGAGGTTAGAAATTATAAAAAAAGAGAGCACACACCCCCCACAGCCGAAGCCTTTAATGTAGGAGGTAGTAGCTCTCATTACTTAGATTATAACCTAAAAAACTAACTGACGCAAGAATTAAGGGTATACCCTTTTGGGTAGTCGAAACAGTAAAAGGAACTGACTTAGGCGCCGACCTTAAATAGGTCATTGGGTGCCAAACCAGTTCCTTTATTAATTCAATTATAACTCATTTTGACTTAAAAAACAAATAGAGACGTCCCACTTCCTACCGCAGAAAGATCTGTTTCAAGGGGAAATGGAAAACCTCTATTCGTTAATTTAATTATATCCTAAAAAACTTTTAGATACAAGGATATTGTAAAAGTAAAAGCCAGTTATGGTATAATTGATACAGAAAAAGTTTATACAAAACCTTTGATGGAGAACAATGAATGAAGTATTCAAACGTTATTTTAGACATGCTAGAGCAAGCTGTCAATGGTCAGATTGATAATTTTGGGGATTTCTCCTTCAAGTTTAACGCCCTTTTCGGAGAAGATGAAGACTTTGCCGAGGCTTGGGACAATGAAAACCCTGAAATGTTTGACGCTCTCAATGACTTTGAGCTGATGATGTTCTTAGAGGAACATGACCCAAGTGATAAGCAAGGATTTATCAATTTCCTAACGCCATACTATGAACAGGTAAAACAGTTAGTAAACCATAGCGCTTAGAACAATCTAGGCCTTAGACAGAAAAGTAAAATAAAAGCACCTTTGACAGGTGCAATTTACTTGCTTACTGAACTCATCAATTTAAGTCCCCTTTTTGTTACCCTTTATGTTTTCTCAGCTTATTTAAATTTAATAGTTTTTGAAAAAATCAAGTTAGATATAGAGCAGGCTTAGACCTACTTTTCTCTATCTAAATCTAGCAAGATAACAAAATGTTGTAATATTTTATTAAATAAGATAGGCTGTAAAGCCTTGAAACTAAGCACTTTAGGCCTCTATCCTAGAGTGCTTTTTTTGATTTTACTACCCTTTTAGTTACCCATAACTAATTTTAGGTATAGTAATAGGGTAGCCCAAAAATGGGGCACCCTTATTATTTATAAATTGCTGATAGCTACCTCAAAGATTGAGACGGCTTTTTTAGCTCCCTCTTTGGTAGCATGGACATAAGTATTCAAGGTCATTGAGATATTAGAGTGGCCTAGCCTATACTGTAAATCTTTCGCCTCTATGCCAGCGTATAGCATGATTGTAGCGTGAGTATGTCTGAAACCATGGAAACTAATATCAGGGACACCAGCAGCCTTAAAGTGACCTTGTAGCCTCTTTCTTAGTAGGCAAGCATAGGCGTATTTTGTGGTAAAGGGGGTAAAGACAATTCCCTCAGATCGTCCTAGTTGCCATGACTGGACTTGTTGACGTTTTTTATACTGTTTGAGTAGGGAAACTGTAGCCTTGTCTATGTCAATCTCTCTTAGACCTGCTTTAGACTTAGGTGTATTTGTTTCCTGGTATCTATTCAGAGTCTTAGAAATGCTGATAATGCCTTTTTTAAGGTCAATATCAGACCACTCAAGAGCTAAAGCCTCTCCTATACGGCAACCAGTAGCGAGTAAGGTTTTATAAAGGACGTAGTCAAAGAAATTTTCATAGCTAGACTGATCCAAATCTTCCAGGTAGTCTAAAAACTGTTTTAGTTCCTGGTTGCTGAAAAACTTTACCTTATGCTCCTTATTTTGTTGCTTACGTGGGATAATGACATCACGCGCAGGGTTATGCCGGATCACTTGCATAGTCACTCCATACTGGAGAATACGACGGTTTATATTGTTTAGAAAGCTATAGTTTGCGTATGCCCCTTTTTCGCCCTTATTAGCCTTGTCAGCCCACTTATTGACTTGTTGCTGGATAATAGGAGTAGTGAGCTTGTCTAGCTTGTAATCGCCGAATACAGGCAAAATATGAAGCCTTACAATCCCCTCCATGGATTGCTGGGAGTTTGGCTTGATTGTATTCTTGTAACTCTCCCACCATAAAGCGACCAGTTCCCTATAGGTTGTAATGGTCGGTTTTTCCTTTACGCTATATCCATTAGCTGCAAAAGCATTGACAGCCTCCCTGGCTTTGATTTTTACGCCCTTTTTAGTGTTGGCCGTGACTGTTGTCCTAGCCTTTTTCCCTGTAAGTTTATCAACGCCTAAATAAACACTTGAGCGGTACACTGTAGCACCGTTTTTCTTTTTGTATTCTGTAATATTCATAGTCATACCTTTCTAACATCAGTAAGCAAGTATGGGATTTAGTTAAGTATTTATGAATATTGTTTTTATATGGTGCTGAGAGCTACGAGAATAGCCCTATTTTCGTTTGTTTTAGGTGTGGTGATAATTTAATTATATAGCTGAGCTGTAAAATCGCTTAGAGGGGATTTTAGGGGGTTATTTATTGTCCGGGGAAATTAGTCCTACTAGTATTTCATATACAGCAGCCTTTTTCTCTTTTGATAAAAGAGAAAAGCATGAAAGAACAGCAGCCTCTTCAGCTTCTAAGAAGGCTAAGGCCTGATAAAAGTTGTTGAGTCTTTTTGAGGAAGAGTGACTAATATGTTGTTCGCCAAAAAACTTTTCTAAATCCTCTTCTGATAGATTATGTTTGTTCTTTGTCTTACCATCTTTATAAAAATTTACGTAGTATTCAAATATGTTGTTCTCAAGGATTTTATCACTATTTGGAGGGGTGAGAGATTGGAAAATTGATTTACCAGCTTTTACAGCCTCGTAGTCAGGATCTTGAGAGGAAATAGATAATATTTTCCCCCAATTACTGGAGGCGTCTATTTCTGCTGTATAACCTAATAAATATGGAACAGAAACATTGAAATAATTTGCAATTTTCTCCGCATTTTTCTTTCGTATAGCTGTTTCATCATTTTCCCAGCGTTGTAATGTTCGTAAGTTTATTGATAGGTTTTTAGCTAATTTTTCTTGAGATAATCCTATATTTTCTCTCAATTCTTTAATTCTATTCATACGTAAGATTCTACCTTTCGAGTAAATTATAACCTATTACGGCAAAAAAGGCCATAAAAAATTAAAAAAATAACAAAAATAGTTGACATACGTAGTTTAATGTCGTATAATTGCTATCAAACCACGGCAAAAAAGGCCGTTAGAAAGGGGGGATCGAATGCTAATTACAACTGAGTTGGCTGAAAAGGTACGTGTTAAACGTGCTAAAGCTCAGCAGACTAAAAAGGCTGTAGCTGAGGAATTAGGTATTAAACCACAAACCTATACCAAAGTTGAAAATGGGGACTATGACGCTCCCAAGCGTATCTATGAGGCAGTTATGAACTGGCTAGTAGAAGATTTATAAGATTTCTTACTACCTTTCACTTATAGAAATCTAAGCAACAAAAAAGCCTAGACAGTCGGCAAACTAGCAAGGCTTTTCACATAAACAACTAAAACCAAAATAGCAAGTATGGGATTTAGTTAGGTATTTATTTAATTATATCACAAAATAGTGATTTGTGCCCAAACGAGAGAGCACTAACTCTTTAAACTGGTTCTTATTCATGCATTCAATTTGGCGACTCTGAGCATGAGATAAGAGTGGCAGGAAAGACATTAAAAAGCCCCACGCTCTCAAACTTTGGCGAGTCTGAGCGTAGGGCTGGCTTACAAGAAAAGATTTTCAAAAAACTCTAATTACATAAAAAATCGAGGTAAATACCATGAAAAAACAAGACCAAAATCAAACAGTTGCTCTTACAGTTAAGCAAATCAAAGAACAAGGCCGACGTGCTACAAACGTTATGACGAGAATAGATACTCTAAAAGGATATGCTAACAGTCTTATGCTAGCCATGGACAGCGAGCCAGATAGAGCTATTCTATTGAGCTGCCTAAATAACTTTCTAAACCAGGTATATGACCAGATGGATGTAATGTATCAGGAACTAGACGCTGTGGCATATCAGCTACTGGAATGTGACAATCCAGTAGAACTAAAAGCCTATCTAAGCGCGAAAGGATAAAAAAACAGAGGGAGTTATCAAAATGAATGAGCTAGATTTAACCAATACACAGGCGGTTATCTTCATGATGGTATTGATTGGCTTGTTACTTTATCTAAACCACCGAGACCGCAAAAAAAGCGCCCAAATGGAGCGAGAAAGCAAACAGACGATAGAAACACCAAGAGAGGAATTAAACCCTTGCTATGGGTGTTATATTCAACTAGCAGGCAAGCGGAACAATTAGAAAAGGAGTGCAATATGCAACTATTATCAAGAGAGGCAGAGCTTGAGCTACTGGAGAAAGTGGGAGAACACTTAGAGAAAAGGCTTGAGCTTGAAAAGCAGCATAATGACGGCTGGGACTTAATTGCTAGAGCCGATCTGCTAAATAAGCTAGGGATCAGTGGCACAACGTTGAATAATTGGGAAAAACACGGCTTAAGGCCGTATCAGTCGCCTTTTGAGAACAGTAAGAAGATTTATTACCGTAAGACCGATATATACAATTTTCTTGCAGTAGATTAGGGGGAATAATGACAAAGAAAAAAAGAACAATGGACGCCCACCATCACAAATCTACGCAAGGTAATTGTGGACGGTGTGGAGCAATGGGTGGAATTTGAAACAGAGGGCTATGTCATCCCTGCTGGTCATTCGTACTATGACATCATCAGGGGAATTAACAAGGAGGTGCAACGGAAGAAAAATGGGAAATCGTAGAATGATAAGTAAGACAGTGACCCAAACTCAGAGATTTTTGAGGTTACCATTAGAGGCACAGGCTCTATATTTTCATTTAATTCAAAACTCAGATGATGATGGAGTAGTAGAGGCTTTCCCTGTTGTTAGAATGATAGGAGTTAGTGAGGATAATGTGAGCTTATTGATAGTCAAGGATTTTATCAGGCCGCTTAATAATGAAATGGTTTATTTTATTGTGGATTTTCATGAGCAGAATACTATCAAGAAAGATAGATATAAAAAAAGTGTCTATCATGAGTTACTAGAAACCTTTAAAAGCAAGGGTTTTTATGAAGTGGAGCCCAATGGGTTCCAAAGTGGAAACCAAACGGAAACCAATGGGTTCCCTAATATAAGTCAATATAAGTCAAGTCAAGATAATCTAAGTCAATCTAGGTCAAGTCAGAATGACGAGGACGAGCATGAAAATCCAATCTTTGAAAAATTAAAGTCAGCTTTTGGCCAAATGTCAGTTAATGGAACAATGATGGAAGAAGTGAGAGACTTGTTAGAGATCCATGGCCAAGAGTTAGTAATCTATGCTCTTGAGGTAACTATCCTAAACGCTGGTAAGTCAATTAGATATACCAGGTCAATTCTTTCAAATTGGCAAGGGCTGGGACTTAAAACAGTAGAGCAAGTTAAGCAGCATGAAGAACAAAGGCAAAAGCTGAAACAGTCACCTAAGCAAGCAGAACCTATTAGCCGTGAGGAATGGCTAAAAACACGAACAGAAGAAAACCCATTTTAGGAGGGTGAGCAATGGAAAATAAATTTGAGCAATATAACAACAGAAAAATTAGTGAAAAGGTATGTGAGGTTCACAAGGCCAATTATTGGCAAATATCAACACCTAAAAGAGACAGTAAGGAACGAAGTATACAAGAGTTTTGTCCTGAATGCACAAAGGAACTAATAGAGAGACAGGAAAGGGAGGGAGTAGATAATAGCTTGAATGCTGAGACCTACCTAAAAACCTATAATGTGCTTATGCGAGACAGTACGATCCCTAGGGAGCTTAAAGAGGCTAGCTTTGAGAATTTCATAGTTGAGACAGCCGAGGAAAAGCAACTATTAGCATTTGCTAGGGATCAGGTAGATAAATACCTGGACGGTATGACAGGAAATACCCTATTTACAGGCTCTACAGGGATTGGAAAGAGTCATTTAAGCGTAGCTATTGCTAAGGCTATAAACGAGGGCTACAAGGCCAAAGGAGAGCCTAAGAGCGTGCTATTTGTCAATCTAACAGAAATCCTTAGACGAGTTCGAGAGAGCTTTAACGCTCCTACTAGTCTAGAGGGCTATTACTCAAGAATGCTAAAAGAGGCTGATTACCTGGTACTTGATGATCTAGGTATAAAATCGGACAACGCTAGTAGTAAAGGTAAATCAGTCTGGGAAGAAGAGTTTATTTTTGATATTCTCAGCAATCGAGATAAGACTATTATTACTACAAATCTAAGTAGCTCAGAGATTGCTAGCTTGTATAGTGATCGAGTAGCCAGCCGTGTCAGAACTGGCCTAGAGGGTAACTTTTTCAAGTCATTCACAATCAAGGATAAGCGATACTCAATCAGTAGCTTAAAGGCTAAAGTTGCTCAAAATTGAGCAGGTTGAAAAAGTATGCACGGGGTGCAGCTGCACCCTTAAAAGGTGCATGCTTTGCATTCCAAAAATGGAACTCAAAAAAGCTCAAAAATGAGCTAAAGTACATTAAAAAGGGTAGTAAAAAACGTTGGATAGTTGAAAATATCAGTTATATCAATGATTTATAGTTAATCAGATTACAACATTTATTTGTGACTCAAAAATGAGTAGCAAACAAAACTAATGACGGTTATACAGGAACTGAAGATTTTTCGACATTTTTGTCGCTCAAAGACGGCCCTAAAATGGGTCAGCTTACAACTGTACCCGTTTGTACATTTTGGTAGCCTAGTTATAACTACAGGTCAAACTATTTAATGTTTATAGGTGTACCTGGAGGTACACCCGAGATAGAGGAGATTTAATATGGCGTTAAATGCAGAACAACTTAAAAATATGTTAGATAAAGGCTTTGTTTTATACTCAAAAAATGGTATAATAAAGTCAGCTAAGTTGCCAGAGTTTGGTAGTCTAATCATCAAAACACAAGATGGTAAACCCATTCAAAAGGAAACTAGGCAAAAAGAAAAAATTTAGCTGCTGACTAGAAAACTAGAGGCATGATATAAGAGTTTAACTACTCTTTGTCATGTCTCTTTTTGTTTTAATCAGAGAAAAAAGAAAGAGGTAGATCGCTATGACACTACAACAAATAAAGGCACAAATTTACAGCCTAGGCACTTATAAGCAACAAAAGATTGAGGCTTATGGAACAATGAAAAAAGAACTTTGGGAAAAAGTTCGAAATCAGGTTTTATATCAGTCTGAGGCTGAGCTACGCCTGGAGAACTTTAAAAAAGAGGCCGATCAGTACTCAGATACTGAGTTTGCCAATATTCTAGCTAAGCTAGAGAACTTTGAACAGACAGAACTAGAGAAAATTAAATCAGAGTACGAAACTGTAACGGCTGATAATGTTGCTGAGTTGAACTTGCTAAGCACTATGAAAGTATCGGAACAGGAGCTGCTAGGTTACTTAGAGAAATACAAGCGCAATCCGCTGGCCATTAAGAAATTACATGAAATCGGATCAGCTAACAACATCGCTTTACCTAGCTATATCCTGAAAGAAGATAGGCTAGCTGAACTGTTAAAGGTATTCAAGCAACATGCTAAGAGCTATCATGATACTCCAATCATTGATAGTAACGGTTCAGCAAGTGATCTAGCTTTCATGTTAGTTTTAGCTAGTGATGAATTGAATACTGCTTTAGAAACATACTCTAATCATTTTGATACGGCTCTAGGGCTATCTGAGAGCTTATAAAACTAGTCAAAAGTGTATCAGCGATAAAATAACCCTGGTACACTTTTTAGAACGGTTTACGGAGCGTTTAGAGCGTTCCAATGAAGTATAATTTCCGAAACCAACACGGTGAGAGGGTGCTAAATGGAGAGAGATGTTAGAGGGCGTTTTTTACCAGGTAATCAAGTTGCTAGAGGTAATCGAGGGAATAGACAACCGAAGTATGGAAACAATAATGCTATGAAACGCGGTTTATATAATCGTTATACAGGACTTTTACCTAGTAGAAGTGGCAGCCTTTCAATCTATAAAAACGGAGTATATTTAGGCTCTTTACATAAGAAATACTATCACATAACAGAAAAGGGCGAGATAATGATAGACGTACAAGTAGTACAACGCCTAATAGATGTTTGTGGATTGCCAGAAAGTCTTTTCGGAGATCCTGAGTACGTTGAATACTATGAGTAATGTCCGTTTTTGGACTTAACTAAAACAAAAAAGCCAAGGCGTTCCGCCTCAGCTATAATTAACACAATAAAATTATACCATACAGGAGGCCAAGGCATGACACCAGAGCAGGTAAAAGAAAAACTAGAGGGCGTTAAGTGGATCAATAAAGAAATAGAGGGCTTATATTTAGAGCTTGCAGCTTTAGAAAGTGGTATTATCAAAAAGCAAGAACTGAGCACTACCAGAGTACAAACAAGCAGGGTAAATACGGCAGAGAATAACCTTATAAGTGTTCTAAAACTAAAAGAGGACACTTTACAGAGAATTGAGCGACTTACTGAGGAGAGAATGGAAACATCTAGGCTGATCGATAAGCTGGCCAATCCGCTTGAGCGTTCTGTTCTCAGGCTGTTCTACTTGAATATTCTTGACGCTTGGCAGGTTGCTGAGGAAATAGGTGTATCTACAGCCTCGGTATATCGAGTAAGGCAAAAAGCCATAGAACACTTAGTAGATAAGGCGGAGATAAAGGGCTATTTTGAAATCAAAGTTAAGGAGATACTACAAAAGCTATGAATTAATATATTGTTGTGGTATAATTCTAGCTAGTAACTAATGAGGAAGAACAGTTGAAAAAAATTTCAATTTTTATAGATGACTCAGGGGTCTTTCACTCCAATCATAACTACTTTGTGTACGCAGGCTTTTGCTTTATTTCTGACGAGGACAAAATATCTGCTAAAAAACGCTATCGCTCCCTTAATACAAAAATAAAAAAAGCTAAAGCTATAGAGGGAGAACTCAAAGCGGCGAATATTGAAAGAAAGCACAAAAATGCCCTCTTTAAGGTTCTTAAAGATGAGATTAGTTTTTCTGTGTCAGTTAATTTACCAAACGTTCACGCAAGTGTCATGGGAGATAAAAAATCACGTCAGCGATTTAAAGATTATGCCTTAAAGAGGGTGGTAAAAAATCTGTTCAAAAAGCTAATAGAGCAAGGCTTGATTAACAAGAATGATGATATTGAGCTTTTTGTGAATATTGATCAGCAAGGCTTTGCTACGAATGGTTTATATGGTTTGGGCGAGGGGATCCTGGAGGAGTTGAAGCATGGGATTACAAACTTTAACTACGGAAAGTTTTATCCTCCTATTTTAGAAGGTGATTTTGTTGTCCATACTAAGTCATGTGTTTCTGAGAATGACTATTTAATACAGGCTGCAGATATTTTAGCCAATAGAATATGGAACTCATATGAAAAGCAGGTCAGTGAGTTACGAGACATACCGAACCATACTTTTTTAAATTTACCGTAGTTTTTACTTGCCAAAAGCGCGCGCGTGGTATAGAATAGAATTACAGGTATAAGTACACTGTTTAAACATCTGAATTGTGATTAAAGCAATTAAGCGTATGTTAAGTACGTCGCACTCAGATGGGAAAGCGCCATTAGGTGCTTTTTTTTGTAACTTTTGATATAATATTACTGAGGAAATGAAGTAGAAAAATATCGGACGCACACGCACCCGAAAGGGTATCTGAGAGGTGGGGAAAGTCCGTCCCGCCATTTCCTATTGAGGCTGTAAGCCTCTTTTTTTAGAATTTTAGCAACTGAGAGAGGGATAAAAATGAGTAAACAACTTTGGAAGTATCTACGATCAAAAGTTGCAGTAATAACAGGAAATGGAGAGAGTTTAACAGGTCTAGTAACTGATTTTATTGACGAAATGGACAATGATGAGCAAGATGAAATCACTATCCTCATTGACAACCCTAGCCCTGATGAACCAACTGAGATTTCTCTCTTTGAGAGTGAGATTATCTCAATTAAACCAATCTCATAGCGCTTAGAACAATCTAGGCACTTTTACCTGCCTTATTTGAAAGAAAACACTATGGAAAAGGATTTAGATTTATATGGCAATATTAGATGATTTACAAGCGTTATATGACAATGGTTGGGACGCCTCTTTTGATTATAATGGTCAAGCGTGTGGGATTTTTCTTAATTCTATTCATGATATTGTGGTGGTGATTGGAGATAAGGAACACCAGGTATCGTCATTCAATGATCTAATTTCTTTAAAAATTGGCGACAACACTTTAATAAATATCATGGATGGAATTGAAGTGCAGTATTATTAAAATAAAAAGCACCTTTGATAGGTGCAATCTACTTGCTTACTGAACTCATCAATTTAAGTCCCCTTTTTGTTACCCTTTATGTTTTCTCAGCTTATTTGAATTTAATAGTTTTGGAGAAAATCAAGTTAGATTTAGAGCAGGCTTAGGCCTGTTTTTCTGTACCTAATCACTGCAAGATAACAAAATGCTTTAAGATAAGACTTTATATTGCAAGAAGCCTACAACAGTGGGCTTTTTGCTTTGTCTTAAAACGTTGATTTCTGGGTTTGTTCCGTGTTTAAGAGAGCGTTTTTACTTAACGCCGTTTACGGGATGTGGGTGTCTATTGGGCTTATATCTTTATTGTATTTGTCCCTTTGGGTGCATTAACACTGTTAATTATGCTCGCTATGCCCAGTCAACGCTTTGGAAAAAAAGTGATAAAAAATAGTGACAAAAATAAAGAGAATAAGGAAGACTCTCAGTTTGAAGACATGGTACGAAAATATTAAGATATTTTTAGTCTAGTTAAAAACGGCTGAGTCGTTTCAGGATTTGTCAATCATGATGCTGTATGGTAGGCTTTATGAAGAGGAAAGCTATTATTGTCTGTTCAATGCTTATAAGAACTTTTGGAAGGTGTATGTAAACTTTACTGGTCTTCGACTCGTTCGGACTACTGGTGGATGTATGCTACAAATCAGTTAATCTATCTTTCCGTTTCATTTTGATTATTCGCTAAGGATGACCCTATACACAAAAATACTCCTCAACCTAGTTCACTAGTGTTAGGAGTATTTTTGTATGGTTAGAGCTGGCTAATGATATCGTCAATGGTATGGGCAATCCAGTCAGGTTGATAGATGAGTAAATCAGCCTCTTCTCCAAATCCCCAAGAAACAGCGAACTTTTTAATGCCAGTTTCTTGGGCTCCGATCATATCAAACTTGGTGTCCCCGATAATGAGGACTTGGTCTGCAGGCAGTTGATGCATATGCAAGGCGTAACGGATGACATCCGCCTTGTGTGGCGTTTCAGGACTAGAACCGTAAATGCCATCAAAGAAATGATGGATTCCCAGATTTTTAGTCATATCATGAGCAGTAGGAGTATTCTTTGTTGTAG